AAGATGCAATATTTGGACCTGGTGCACAATTTTTAGATTATGATGAACAAGTAAGTCCTGGAACAATAAGATCAGGAATTGAAAATGATGATCAACCTGATACGATAACAGGTGTCACGCGACCAGGGACAGGAACCGTTTTAGGTAAAGAAGGTATTGAAAAATTTGATGATTATTTAGATGATATAGATTTAGATGATTTAACAAGCTCAAGTAATTCTTTTATAGATACCTTATCTAAAGCTCCTGAACTTGTAACTGGTTTTCCTGAACATTTACAAGATAATGATAAAATAAAACAACTAGGACTAGCTCCAGATGATTATAATATTATTTCTGCAATGAATGCAGCAGATAATATGAAAGCAGGAGCTACATCATTAGCTGGACCTGGACTTTTATATACCATAGGAGACACTATTGTAGATCCTAATCAAAGTATTATAGATGGCGTAGGTGATTATGGAAGATATATGAAAGGAGTAACTATTCAAAATAACCCAGAACTAGCTAAAACTTTATTTGGAGAAGATTATGTCAATGACATGTTAAATAAATATGATTTAGCCATGGAAAAAATTGGAAAACCTGGATATAAACCTGGACCAGATCCTTCAAAATATGCAGGTTCTAAGGAAAGAGACGACGGTGATTTTGATGATCAACCTGGAAGTAGTGATGATCTAATAGGACCAGGCGGAAGAATGGATATTCTAGACATCGGAGGAGAAGACGATCCAGACAATGAAGGAATGACTAGAGAAGAAATGGATGCAGAGGCAGCACAAAAAGCAGCGGAAGCAAGAGAATTAGATAGACAACAAAGACAAAAAGCAGCAGACGATGCTGCAAGGGAAAGAGCAGCAGAAAAACAAAGAGCAGCAGAAGCAAAAGCAAAAGCTGAAAGAGAAATGCAACAAAAAATTAGAGATGCTGAAAATCAAGAAAGACAAAGAGTAGAAGCAGCAGAAAAAGCAGCAGCTGAAAAAGCAGCAAAAGAAAGAGAAATGCAACAAAAAATTAGAGATGCTGAAAACCAAGAAAGAGAAAGACAAGCTGCAGCACAAAGAGCAGCAGAAGCAAAAGCAAAAGCTGAAAGAGAAGCACAACAAAGAATTAGAGACGCTGAAAATCAAGAGAGAGAAAGACAAGAAGCAGCACAAAAAGCAGCAGAAAAAGCAGCAAAAGAAAAAAGAGATATGCAACAAAAAATTAGAGATGCTGAAAATCAAGAAAGAGAAAGACAAGAAGCACAAGACAAGGCAACTAGAGAAAAAGATTTAGGAAGTGGTCCTCCTGGTATAGGAGGAGGCGGAAACGGTGACGGTGGCGGTTGTTTCTTAAAAGGCACACTAGTTACAATGGCTGATGGTTCAACTAAACCTGTGGAACAAGTTGATCTAAAAGACAATGTTGCAGAAGGTGGAAAAGTATTCGCAACAGGTAAATTTTTGGTTGAAAACCTACACGACTACAAAGGTATTAAAGTATCTGGTAGCCATATGGTTAATGAAGATAATAAATGGGTTAGAGTTGAAAATAGTAAACACGGTAAACCATTGGGTGATGATGAACACACTGTTTATGTATTTGGATCAGAGAATAGAAAAATTTTAATTAATGGTATTTTATTTACAGATTATTTTGAAGTTAAAGAACAAGAAAAATTTTTAGAAAATGAAAAACAATTTTTTAAAAACTGGAAACAATTTTCTAACGAACATAACGAAAGTAATGTAAATATTTTAAATGCAAGCTAGAAAATGGAATCTAGATACCGACTATAAGTATTTAGTTGAATGGTGGAAACAACATGAATTTGGTGTTGTACCTAAAAATTGTTTACCTCCAGATGGTATTATTATTGAAGATGATAAACCAATATGTGCAGGAGGTATTTATTTTGGTATTGGCACACAATTTGCTTTTATGGAGTGGATTGTGGTTGATAAAAAAACAGGTTTAAAAACAACACATAATGCATTAAAATTATGTGTAGAGGAACTTATAAAAATGGCAGAAGAAAAAAATATAGACTTATTATACACAGTGACCGCAGATAAATCTTTGCAAAAAAGATATATTAAATATCACGGTTTGTCAGTTGCAGAAAAAAGCGCCACTACTTTTTTAAAAAATATTTCTAAAAAAAACTACACTGATTTAGATTGGATCACAGATGGCTAAAGAAAGCGCAATACAAAAAATAGAATCACACGAAAAACTGTGTCGTATTATGCAGAAACAGACATATGAAAGAATGAATCAGTTACAAGCACACATTACTAGAATTGAAAGAATACTTTTAGTTTCTATGGGTGCCGTTATGACTGGTATGGGTGGTGTTATTGTAGTTCTGTTACAAAAATTGTAGCGCCTATACATATATCCTATAATTTCTTATACTGTGGTGGTTGTTGGTTTAACGACAATGAAAAAAATATAGAGATTCGGAACACCGAACCAACTACGCCCGTTAAAGCAGGACACCACCACATTGCCCCAGGAATTCACCTCCGATCCCTATTTATAAAATTTTAAATCCAATCCTTAAGTTCTTCACCCATAACTTTAGATGCAATATTAATTTTGTTACGCAAAGCTTTTACAATTCTTTCATCTACAGTTTTTTCACAAATAATATCTATGTAAGTCATAGGATATTTTTGACCAATACGATCTATTCTAGCTTCACTTTGTGTTCTAAATTCTAGATTATATCCATTAGAATAATAAATCATATTACTAGCTGCAGTTAATGTAATACCATAACCACCTGTTGCTGGCGTTCCAACAAAAAACCTACATTTAGGATTGGTTTGAAATTTTTTTATATTGGCTTGTCTTTCATCTTTTGGTGTAAGGCCATAATAATCTACAACAGATTCTTCACCGTATTCTTTAACTATAGCTTGTATAATTTGTGTCATATCTTTTTGCCAATGACCCCATATAACAACTTTACCCTCTATCTCACGTAAGACATCAACTAATTCTGTAATACGATTATTAGGTATTTCTTGTGTGGTACCATCGTCTGATGTAAAATGTCCGCATGTTATTTGTTGCAATCTCATAAGTTGTGTCATTACAGTTGTCGTACTAACCATTTTACCATTTAACACTGCAAGAGCTTTTTCTTTCATCTGCATATATAATTTTTGTTGATCTGGACTTAATTGTATTACACGTTTTACAAATGTTTTTTCTGGTAAGTCTAAACAATCATCTTTTAATACACGGTAAGAAAACGGTTCTAATTTATCTGATAGTTCTCCTAAATTATGATATCCAACAACAATTTGTACCGATCTACCATTAAAATTAGCGTTTTTCATAATAGCATATCTAGTTCTAAAACCATAATAAGATGCGTGACCTAATAACCAAGAATCTAAAAATTGACATTGTGTATATAGATCTAATGGTGATTTAGTGACAGGAGAGCCTGTAAGTATTCTTCTATATTTAGAGTTTTTAGATAAACCTAAAATATTTTTTGTGCGTTTTGCACTAGGATTCTTAATTGTAGTAGACTCATCTATTGCTATTAAAGTATTATGACAATTTAAAAATTTACTAGCAAATGCAACACCTTTTTTAGTAGAAAAAGCTTCTACATTCATAATTAAAATATGTAATTCTTCACCGATTTCAAACAAAGTTTCTAATTTTTTTTCTTGTGTTTTATTAATCATAGCATGCCACAAAACCATTTTCTTATCTATGTGATCTACAAGGTGGGTAGGTATCTCAGAGTCATGCCAGTTTTGATAAACACCTTTTGGTGCAATAATTAGAGCTGCATTAATTTTACCTTTGTCGTATAGCATTGAGATATTATCAATTAATACTTTAGATTTACCTGTACCCATTTCCATAAAGTATGCATAGACTTCTTTTTGCCACGATTTTTCCAATGCTTTTAATTGGTGTGCGTATGGCTTGGTTTTAAACTTATAATTAATCATTTTTTAATTCGTCTTTCTGTTTGACAAATTATAAAAAATAAAATAAAAAGTCAAGTATGAAAGAAAATATATCGCAAAATGAGCCTATTGTTTATTTGTTACAAGAGGTACCTGGTACTAAAATTGGTCGTCCAAAATATAATATTATTGGCGCTCAAAAATTTGGCAAGATAGAAGTTCTCTTACGTGAGGATACACAAATTGTCAGAAGTCCAGGTCCGATAACTTATCAATTAAGAAGATTACTTAAAGATTTTAATGATAGAGATTATTTATTATTATCAGGAGATCCAAAAGTAATTGGTTTAGCAATAGCGGTTGCATGTGATATAAATAACGGAAAGTACACTACGTTAACTTGGGATAGGCAAGAAAAAATGTATTACCCAACCGAGTTCAACATACATGAAAGAGGAGAAATAAATGAACAAAATAAATTATGAAGAAGATAGAGTACAATCAATAACACAAACAGATGCTGCTAAGTCGTTATCCAAAAAAGTTATCGAACTTAAAAATTTAGAAGACGAAATAAAAAATGCTGAAAAAAGTGTTTCTAAATTAAAAGAAAAAGAAAAAACATTATCTCAGTTTGAAATTCCTAAGATGATGGAAGAAATGCATATTACAAAATTAAAGCTAAAAGATGGAGAGTCCGTAGAAATTAAAAAAATATACGGCGCATCTATACCTGTTAATAGACAACAGGAGGCTTTTACATGGCTTCGTGACCATGACCTAGGTGATATTATTAAAAATGATATTACCGTTACCTTTGGACGTGGCGAAGACAACAAGGCGAGCGAATACGCAACCCTTGCACAAGGTCAGGGGTTTGAACCCGTCCAGAAAATTGGCGTTCATCCTCAGACACTTAAAGCAGTAGTCAGAGAGCGTCTCGAATCTGGACAAGAGGTGCCCTCTGATTTATTTAAAACCTACGCAGGTAACAGTACAAAAATAACTAGGAGATAGATATGAGTGACGAGAAACACGTGACTATAAAAAAAGAGGCAGGATTACCTTCATCAATTTTGTTTGAAGATGATGCTGCATCAGGTTTTGAGAATGTAAAGACAACTAGTTTGGCTTTGCCTATCTTAAAATTACTACAAAATGGTTCTGGCGAGGCACAGAAACGTAATCAAAATTATGTTGACGGTGCTGAACCTGGTATGCTTTTAAATACAGTGACTAAAAAACTGTATGATGGAGCAAAAGGAGTTACAGTTATTCCTTGCCATTACAAACTAGAGTATCAAGAGTGGGCAGATTTTGGAACAGGTTCTGGTAGACCAGAAAATATCTATCCAGATGGCTCTGATATTTTAGCCTCAACAACTCAAGATGGTGGAGGTAAAGACCGTTTAGAAAATGGTCATTACATTTTAACTGTTGGTCAACACTATGTGTTGGTTGTAGGAGATGATGGAGCTGAACAAGCACTTATCTCTATGAGTTCGTCTCAAGGTAAGATAAGCAGAAAATGGAACTCTATGATGATGTCCATTTCTTTAGATGGAAAAAACGGTCCGTATACACCGCCATCTTTTAGCCATTCTTACAAACTAACAACTGTTTTAAACTCTGGTAAAGGTAATCAATGGTATGGTTACAATATCATCAAAGAAGGTCTTGTATCAGATACCGGTTTGTATGAGCGTGCCAAAAAGTTTTACACTAGTCTAGCTAGTAAATAGTGTGAATAGTAGGCGGCTAAGGGAGACTGAAGCCGCCTACGCAAATGAGTGGATATGTCAGAATTAGAAAAATTTATAAGTATATTTGAAGGTTTAAATAGTGCTTACGGGCAAACCGTAAAGACAGATCAGTTTAGCGAAAAAGGTAAACATAAAACCAAATCTTTTACTATATCAAATCCTGTTACTAAAAAATTATGGGAAGAACATCTTAAAGGTAGTGACCCAGGTCTAGGTATTGTACCAATTAACAAAGAAAACAAATGTAAGTGGGGATGTATAGATATCGACACTTACCCTTTTGATCACAAAAAATTTATAATAAAATTAAAAGAAAAAAATGTACCTATGATTGTGTGTAGATCTAAATCAGGTGGAGCTCATGCATTTTTATTTACTAAACAATTTGTACCCGCAGCTGTTATGCGTGCTAAATTAAAGATAATTGCATCAGCCATGGGTTTTGCTGGTGCAGAAATATTTCCTAAACAAGATTACATACGAGTAGATAGAGGAGATACAGGTAGTTTTTTAAATTTACCTTATCATGCAAGTGAAAGAACAGTTAGATATGCATACGGTGTTGAAGCTAATGTACTAACACTAGAGGAATTTTTTGAAGTACATGAGAATACAGCGTTAACAGAACCACAGTTAAACGAATTGAAAATAGAAAGTGACAAAGAAGAAAAAGATAGTTTCAAAGGTATGCCACCTTGTTTAGTTACATTATTAAATGATGGAGTGCCAGATGGCCAAAGAAACAATTGTATGTATAACGTAGGTGTTTATTTAAAAAAAAGATACCCAGACAAAGAGGAATGGCAAGGACATATGTTTACTTACAATAAACAATTCATGAGTCCACCGTTAGATGCTAATGAAATTAATACATTAATAGGTTCTTTAGATAGTAAAGATTATAATTATAAATGCAAAGATGAGCCTATACATAGTTTTTGTGATGCAAAAAAATGTGCCTTAAAAGAATATGGTGTAGGAGATAACGCACCAACACCAGAAATTACTGAAATTAGAAAATATGATTCTGATCCACCAATATACTTTGCATCAATTGATGGTGAAAGTGTAGAAGTAGATGACGCAACATTACACGACCCAGAAAAATTCTCATTAGCATGTATGAATCAAATAGGTAAACCTATGATGCCTGTGCCTAAACATATGTGGCGTAGGTTATTAATAAAACTTTTTGCAAATTTAGAAACCATACCTGCACCAGATTCATCAAAACTAGATGTACAGTTAAAGGAAATACTAGCTGATTATATTAATAAAACACCAGGTAAGGAGATAAAAGATGTAATGAGAGGTATTGCTTTTACTAATACAGATGGATTTACTTATTTTAAATTCAAAGACTTTTGGAAATTTTTATTAAAAACTAAGTCTTGGGCAGAAAGAACTTATCCTAAACAAAAAACAATGAGGCTATTACAATCACTGTTTGAGGCAGAAGAAGCTTCACCAAAAGTAGGTGCTAAAACTGTGAGACTATTAAAGATGCCTACTGTTAAATTAGAAAGACCTAACCCTAGAACAACTAAAATAGATAAATCACCATGGCTATAGTAAAAAAAATAATGGGACCACCTGGTACAGGTAAAACATATAGACTTGTAAATTACTATTTAAAAAAAGAATTAAACGAGTATAATACTTCAGCTGAAAAAATTGCTTATATTACATTTAGTAGATCAGCTGCAGAAGAGGCAGCAGAAAGAATTGAAGAACTATTTCCTGATAGTAAGTTAAAATACATATCTACAATGCATGCTATGGGTATGAGAGAGTCTAATATAGACGCTAACACACAATTACTAACTGGTAAAAAATGGAATCGTTTTAAACAAGAATATCAAGAGTGGTCTAATATATCTTTTGAAACAACAGTAGATGCTGCGGGTAATCCTAGATATCAAAACACACACCTACAGATAATACAATATTCAAGATCTAAATTAATATCTATAGAAAATGCTGCTGTTGAGTTACAGAAACATCATGAAATAGATGTAGATACTACAATACAATTACAAACAGATTTAAAATCATTTAAAGACGGAACTAATATGGTTGAGTTTTATGATATGATTAACAAGTTTGTCGAGGAAGATCGATGTCCTCCACTCGATGTCGTCTTTCTCGATGAAGCCCAAGATCTTAGTCCACATCAATGGAAATGTTTTGATTATATCAAATCAAAATGTCAACGAGCTTATATGGCTGGAGATGATGATCAAACTATTTACGGGTTTCAAGGAGCAGATCCTAACTGTTTCATGCAACAAGAAGGTGAAAGAGACGACCAAGAAATATCTCGTCGTGTGCCTAGAAGCGTGCATCGAGAGGCTATTAAGATATTAAATCAACTTACAACTAGAATAGATAAAAAATGGATACCACGTGATGCAGAAGGAAAAGTTTATCCTAACTATGTATTAGATGAAATAGATTTTTCTAAAGGAGAGTGGATGATTTTAGCTAGAACTAATAAATTATTACAAAATATTTCAGAACATTTCTATTCTTTAGGTGTAAGGTTTACAGGTAAAACTAATAAGTATTTACCTAACTCTATATTAGAAGCATATCGAGTTTGGATTAGATTAAATCAAGGTGCGTTTGTATCTGGTGAAGAAGCTCAAACAGTTTACCAATATTTAGTGGTAAAAAAAGGCCATCTTGCTAGAGGTTTTTCTGATGGTAAAAGTTTACAAAACGAAACAAGTGTAGATTTAGATAAATTAAAAAATAATCATGGTTTATTAATATCAGGAGATTGGAATCAATTACATTTTCCAGAAGACACAAAAGAATATATGCAAACATTGTTAGAAAGAGGTGATACCTTAATGGAAAAATCAAATATAAAATTACTTACGTTGCATGGATCTAAAGGTAAAGAATGTGAGAACGTATGTTTATTTACAGATTACGGTACAGAAGGACAAGACGAATTTATATATCGTAGTGCATACGAAAACCCAGATGCAGAGCATAGATTATTTTTTGTAGGAACAACAAGAGCAAAAGAAAATTTATACATAATGCAACCAAATTCAGATTATTTTTACACAATAGGAGAACCAATAGTATGAGTGCATATAAAAAACAAATAGGAGGATCTCATTACAAAGATATGGCTATTCAACCTGCAGATTTTATAAACAAAAATAAATTATTTTTTGCGGAGGGCAATGCTATTAAATATATTTGTAGACATCAGTCGAAGGGAAAGTTACAAGATATACAGAAAGCCATACATTACTTAGAAATGATTATTGAAAGGGATTATAAATGATTTTTGAAGCACCTACGGAATGGATAAGTCCAGAGTCGTTTCCTGATTTAAAAGACCACAAGTATATAGCTATTGACTTAGAAACAAAAGATCCTGGTTTAAAAGCAAGAGGCTCTGGTGCATTGATTGGAGATGGAGAAATTGTAGGTGTAGCTGTAGCTGTTGAAGGATGGTCAGGTTACTATTCGTTTGGTCACAAAGAAGGAAACTTTTTTGACGAAGCTGTAGTTATGCGTTGGGTAAAAGAAGTATGTGCACTACCTAATGTTAAATTGTTTCACAATGCAATGTATGATGTATGTTGGTTAAAAGCATATGGTGTGCAGATAAACGGACATATAATTGATACAATGGTTATGGCATCTTTAGTAGATGAGAATAGGTTTCATTATTCATTAAACAGTTTATCAATAGATTATCTCGGTCAGGTTAAAGACGAAACAGCATTAAGAGCAGCAGCCGACAAGGCAGGTATTGATGCAAAGGCTGAAATGTGGAAATTACCAGCGATGTATGTAGGTAAATATGCTGAAAAAGATGCAGAATTAACTTTAGCTTTGTTTAAAAAACTATCTGTTGAAATTAAAAAACAAGATTTAATTAAGGTATTTGATCTTGAAACACAGTTATTTCCGTGTTTAATTGATATGAAATTTAAGGGAGTACGCGTAGACGTTGAAGCAGCTCATAAATTAAAGCAACAACTAGCATCACAAGAAGATAGCTTACTCCTAGAAGTAAAAAAAGAAACAGGCCTAGAACCTCAAATATGGGCAGCAAGAAGCATCGCCAAAGTTTTTGATAAATTAAATTTATCTTATGTAAGAACTGCAAAATCAAAAGCACCTTCCTTTACTAAAAATTTTCTTCAAGAACATCCACATCCAATTGTTAATAAGATAGCAAAAGCTAGAGAAATTAACAAAGCTCATACTACGTTTATTGATACCATAATAAAGTATCAACATAAAGGTAGAATACATGCAGACATTAATCCAATTAGAGGAGATAGTGGAGGAACTGTAACAGGTAGGTTTTCATACTCAAATCCAAATTTACAGCAAATACCGGCTAGGAACAAGCAACTAGGACCTATGATTAGATCGTTATTTATACCTGAGAATGGCCACAAGTGGGGTTGTTTTGACTATTCTCAACAAGAACCTAGGTTAGTAGTGCATTATGCGGCTACAAAATTTAAAGGAGACGAAGAGGTAAAAGAAATAGTAGAAAGATTTCAAAACAATACTGTAGACTTTCACCAAACAGTAGCAGATATGGCTAACATATCTAGAACACAAGCCAAAACAATTAATCTTGGATTGTTTTATGGTATGGGTAAAGCTAAACTGCAAGCAGAATTAGGACTATCTACAAAAGATGAAGCTACAAAACTATTTAATAAATATCACGACAGTGTACCATTTGTAAAAGATTTAATGGATGCCATATCTAGAGATGGTGCGGCGTTTGGATATATAAAAACATTTGGTGGTAGAAAATGTAGGTTTGATAAATGGGAAATAGCAGAATGGAACAATGGTAATTTTACTCCACCTATGAGTAAAGCAGATGCAGAGGCAGCTTATTTTGAAAAATATCCTAAAGCCACACAAGCAAATATTAGAAGAGCTATGACTTACAAAGCGTTAAATAAATTAATACAAGGATCAGCTGCAGATATGACTAAACAATCTATGTTAGATTTGTATAGAGAAGGCATTGTACCACATATACAAATTCATGATGAGTTAGATATTTCTGTAGAATCTGATTCTCAAGCTGAAAAAATTATTGAGATTATGGAAAACAGTGTTAAGTTAAAAATTCCCAATAAAGTTGATTATGAATCCGGAGATAATTGGGGTAAAATAAATGGATAATTATTATGGCATATTTAAATGCAAACATACCACCAACCTACGCACAAATAAGAAGAGAGTATTTATATGACGGCAAAAAACATCATGGAGAAGTTGAAGACTGTATTGTGTTTGGTATTAGCTGTATTACAGGTCGTGCTATCTTATGGCATGCTATTATGGAAAATGGCGCAGTCTTTTATCGTTTGCCAATTACGGCTTTTATTCAACGTGGTTATGAACCATCAACTGTTCCAACCAAAAGACTTGATGAATTACAGCTTTGGAATTCTTTTAGTTATTATCCTGCTGTTACTGTATATGACATTTTAAGTGGCCAACATGGTAAATACATAGGTAAAGATAAAAAATGGCATCACGGTAATTACCTATTTACCATTGACTTTGCACATCCAGATAGTAATATACTCGATACGGAACATTCCGAAATACCGCACGAACATAAGTGCGCTCACATAATTGCGTTAGAAAATGGCAACTATGCGGCACAGCCAAACAATAGAATAATC